GTGCTGACGCGGCGCTCGTCCAGATGGCGTTAAGGCACTCCGACCCTTCCTCCACAGCCATCTATATGGCGGTCTTCCCCGAAGACGTCGCGATCGCGCAGGATCGGCTCGACTATCGGAGCACGCGATGACACCAGACCAAGTGAGACTGTTCTCGAGGTTCGTCGAACAGCTCGCGCGAGACATCCCTACCCAGAAGTTGAGCCCGGATCAGGTTCGCTTCAAGATCGCCCATAAGCTCGCCGAGATGAAACTAGTCGAGCGGCCCATGTTTCGCGTCCGTCGACCAGGCAGGACTAAGGTGCGACCGCCGGAAGGGAGGCGAACATGAAGTTCACGAAGCAGGGCCGCGCGTCAGCGGCGAGCGAGAAGGCTCAACGCGCAATCGACGAGGGCCACAAGATACTCGTCTGGTCGGCGCCGATCGCGGAGGCCGAGCAGATCGAAGCGATCGAAGAGCTCGGCTGGCGGCTCGACCATATGGCCGCCTACTTCTCGACCGTCGGCGTGAACCAAGCCGTGATCGTCTATCTGTTCCGCCGCTAGAAATGGGCAAACGTATCGCGATCATCTCCGCGGCCGTTCTGCTCGTCGCGTTCGGCCTGCTCGTCGCCTGGGCTTATCACGACACCGGCGTCCGCAACTATCGCTGCTCCGGACAGATCAGCCAATGTCGATGAGTACGTCGTCGCCCGTCTGCCCCTGATTGACTCGCAGACCACTGGTGCAGCACGTCTCCGAGTATTCGATGTAGTAGAGGTGCGTGTTGTAGTCCGAGTTCGCGGGCTTCCACACGTACAGCGAGTTTTCCATCCACACGTTCGAGAACTCGTGATAGTCGATGTCGTCGACGTCGGTCGTCTCATCCGCAGTCACCGCCGCTCCCGTCCACGGCGCGTTCGGGAACGTGAACGTCTGCCCCGTGTTCGTCCACACACCCCCATACGCCCAACGGAACCGGAACACGTCCGGCGTCCCCGCGTTCTGATAGATCTCGAACCGGTACTCGCCGTTGGGGAGCGAGCCGGGGTTGAGGTCCATCCAATGCAGCGCCTCGACGCCGAGGTACTTGCACAAGATGAACATGTCCTTGTCGCCGTAGCCGAACGGGAAGCGCGTCTGCACCCACCCGAACTCGCAGAAATTGTCGACGTTCTTCCGCACGTAGACCGACCCCACGTACTGCGAGGTCTGCGTTAGCGGCTGCCCTAAGACGACGTCGACGACGTCGATCGACGCCATCACGCCACGCGTCGACCAGCATTTGGTAAACGGGTAATCCGCGGAACATGTCGCGAACGCGCCACCCGCCCACGCCGCCTCGGCAGCCGGCGCCGGCGCCAACGCCACAAGCAGCCCGACAGCGAGCGTAAGGACCGCGATCCGGCGTCTCACGGGAGAACCTTCACGTCTTCGAGCTTGTCGACCACGGCAGGGCTCCCGGCGCCGGCGACCTCGAGATGGAAGGTGGCCTGCTGGGCGAGGAAGATCGGGCCGAACGCCGCCATGATCGTCGCCGTGCCGAGCACATCGTTACGCATGACGACTTGCAGGACGGCGCCTCCGAACGCGAGCGCTGCGGCGACGAAGAAGCGGAGCTGCGACGGCCAGTGTTTGCGTTCGAGGAGTGCGGCGACGGGGACCGCGACGTAGCCGAGCGCTGCAGAGATGAGATAGTCGATGCCACTCACTTGTCCCTCCTATCGTTTGGCGACGAGGTAGCCGATGATCGAACGGTCGACGGGATGTCGTTCGCGTGAGCAGCGGCGGTAGCGTGAGAAGTTCTGGTCGAACGTGTAGATCGAGTTCGCGGTCGAATCGTCGCGAACGATCGCGACGTGCCCGTAGGAGTTGTCGCCGTGGGCGCGCATGATGAGAAGCGCGTTCCGTTGAGGGATAAAGCCTGAGGCGCGGCCGTGTTTCGACCAGATGTCGGTATCGCAGACGTCCCAGATCGATTCGGCTCCGTTCGTGCCCGTGCCGGGGATACCGTGCCATGCGCTGCCGAATCGTTCGAGGAGGTAGCGGCGCATCAGATCGACGCATTGGCCGCCTGAGCTCGAGTAGCCGGAGACGCGGCGCCCGTCGTAGCGGGTGATGAAGCCGGCGAGACTGAACGAGGCCATGCTTCCTCCTACCGTTTAGTGATGGTGCAGCGGTCGTCACCGCCCGGCCCGAACGAGCGGAACGTCCACTGGCCGGGGCCGGTGATCGCCTGGTCGTAGGTCGCGATACTCGTCTTGCCGAACGCGAGATGCGGGCCGTCCTTCGCCTCACCCCAGAGGCGCCCGTCCCTGAGCGGCCAGCCGTTCCAGTGGACGGCGTGCTCGTTCCGGTCGACGATCACGCCATAGCCGTGGAGGTAGATGTCGACGTAGACGTAATGAACGCGCGGGTCTAGGACGCTGCCGCAGGCGATGAAGCCGACGGGATCGTTCGGGTTCGTGGCGCCCGTGTCGTAGGTGCGGATCCGCTGCGAGATGCCGGCCGTGGGCAGGAACGCGAACAAGATGAGCGCGATGAGGGCGATGCGTCTCATACGCATCTCTTGACGCTCGGGGTCGGCTTCGACCGAGGTTTCGATTCAGGTGTGAAAAAGTCAACGACGACGTAGAGGGTGTGCTCCGCGTCGTAGCGGACACCGACGCCGACCTGCGTGTAACTGCGGTCGAGGATGTTCGCCTTATGGCCGGGCGAGCTCATGAACGCCGCATGGATCGTCTCGCAGTCCGGGCCTTGACCGACGTTCTCGCCGCCCTCTTTGTAGCCGCCGAGTTCCCGGTTGTAGTCACTGGCAAGATGAGTGTTGTGATACGTGTCACGGTCGGCAGCCATCTCGGCGGCGTGGCGCCGCGCGATCCGATCGACGCCAGGGTTATCCGTCAACGCAGGGATGCCGCGCTGAGTGCGTTCGCTGTTCGTGAGGCGCCGGATGCACGCCTCGTCGGGGTTGTCGGCGGCGATAGCCGAGAACGGGAAGGCGACTAGGGCGAGCGCGGCGAGTAGCCTACGGACCACCAGGGGACCTCGCGGGGCGTGCGACGCATAGGCGCGGGTCGTTGGGCGGGCAGGGTGCAAGTTTGACGGCGCGGCCGAGCTTGACGGGTGGGACGGCTGGCGTCGGATTGTTCGGCCAGAGCCATGTTCCCGATACGACGGTTGCGGCGACGATTCCGAGTGCTGCGATGTTCCGACGATTCATCTGCTCCTCCCCCGAGGACAGTTCCCTAAGATCGGTGTCGGATCGCACGGCGAATAGACCACCGTCGGCGACGCATACGGGCTCGGTTTCACTTCCACGATGACGGTGCGGGTCGGCTCGCGGATGATCACGGTTCGCGTGCCCGGCTGGACGGTCACGGTCGCACGCGGCCCCGGAGTCGGTGAGACGGTGACGGTCGAGGTCGCGACCGGGCCGGGGACCTCGACGATATGGTCGCGACGATGTTTGACGGCGATGATCGCGCCGGCGGCTAGGAGCGCGATGCCCGCGAGGATGCAGAACGCGAGCGCCGCATCTTTCTCAGCCGAACGACCTCGGCTTTCAGCGACGTGTTCTCCGCTTCCACTTCCGCCGTGTACCAGAGCCTCGGCTCCACTTCCTCCAGCCGCATCCTGAGCCGCTGGTTCTCCTGCCGGAGTCCCGCGATCGTCTCCTGTAGGCCGTTCTTGCTTGTCCTCGAGCGGCGCAGATGTTTCGCCCCCAGCCGGAACGCTGGGTACGCCGTCATCAGGCCCGCCACTCCCAGGAGCACGTCCCCCAGATCGATCTGCAAGGCCGCCAGCCACACTCACGAACCTCTCTTCCGTTCACGTAACGGGATGTAGGGCGCGTGGCGACGCGACACCGGGTCATATAAGGCGCGGCAGACGTCGCATTGAACCCAGATGCACGCGTTGCAGTGACGCCGCCAGTCGCAGTGATGGCAGACGGGACACGAGACTTCGCTCGTCACCACCCGCCAGTGTGGCGGGCTAGGTCACGCTGCGATGACGATGATCTCGCGGCGAGAGAAGCTGCCCGTCCCTGTTTGAACGTGATATTTCATCTTGAACGTGTTCGACCCTGGCGTGAGGCCCGTGATCCGGAACGCCTTCCCCATATTGAAGACTTCCGCGGTGGTTGTCTGCTCGTCGCTGATGATCGCGAAATCGTCGGCCGCGGCGACGGTGGTCGCGCCGGAGATGTCGAGCGCCGCGTAACACTGGCCGGCCGCCGTGTTCGACATCTGGGCGCCGATGAAGACGAGCGCGGTACTCGGAGTGGTGACGGTAACGCTCGGCCCGGTTGTCGTCAGGTCCACGTAGCTCGTCGACGCGGTCGTCTCCAAAGTGATGACACGCGCGCCAGTCGCCTGCAAGGCGAGCGTATTGCTGTTGATGTTCTGATTCAGCTTCGCGGCAGTAACGACCTCGCCGGTCGTGAACGCTGCGGGCGCGACCCACGCCATCAGACCCTCCTCGCTCCATGCTCAATATTCTCAGCGTGCAACGCGGCGACACTCTCACCAGGAACCCAATTCCGATTCTGCTTCGCTCGTTCCGATAGAGCGTCCTCGATCTCGGCGCGTTCGCTCGGATAGCTGATCGTTTCAACGTGTCCGCAGCCGCCGTACTCGTCGCGGCAACGGAACTTCTTCTCGCCGTAGACGACCTCCTCGGCAGACATGCAGACGGGACATCGGACGATCCAGCGTCCCCAGTTGATCTCCGCGTACAGCATCTTAAAATCCCAACCTTGCCGTCTGATCGAGCTTCCCGTAAGTCGAATCACCGAGGATCCACCATTGGTCTGAGGCCGTATTCCAGCCGGATAGCCAGTAGGTCGTCGTCCATTTCCGGTCGTTGCCGACGCTATGTTCGATGCCTTCGAGGCGGACCGTCTTGGAGATGACCGCTCCCCCGCCCGGCGGCCGGCGTTTCACGGTCACGAGATCGCCGATCTCTCGCGTCAAGACTTGCGTCCAGAGGGTCGCGCGTGATTCGGGGCGGATCACCATCGACCGGACCTCAGTCTTCGCATCCTTGCGGCGTGTCACGATCCAGTTCGCGTAATCGACGACCTCGAGGTCGGAGGCGGTCATCAGATCGGAACGGTCGAAGGTGCGCGTCTGGTAGGCGGCGATCGATGCGGCGTCTTGAGCGACGACTTGCGTCCCGCCGGCGCGAGACACGTGTGCCTCGTTGTAGAGGTTTACATCATCGTTCTCTAAGACGAGGTCCGCGTAAGGGAGTTCGGCCGTATCATCACCGAAGGTGGCTTGCGAAACGTTGCCTGGCGCGGTCTGCGTGAAGTTACGGTTGATGAACCGGACGGCGCCGTTAGGGTCGATGAACATGTAGCCGGCTTCGGTGAGCGTGATCTTCTGCAAGATGTCGAGCATCGTCGCACCCGCCGTCTGCGTCGCCTGGCAGAACGTCCCACCCGCCGCGATCGAGCGCAACGCAGTAGGCCAGGAGATGTAGTCGAGGATGCGGACGAGCGCTTCACTAGTGCGGAGCCCTTCGAACGGTTTGCGCCCCGCCTTATAGTGCTGCGTGATCTCGGTGAACGTGAGCGCCCGCTCGTAGAGAGCGACCTCGTCGATGGTTCCTGTCCACGCGTCCGCGGAGAGTGGTGATTGATCGTTGCCGACGAACGCGGGTTGCGCGAGCTGGCTGGTCGCGTCGACGAACGTTGCCGACCCGTCGGGCGCGCCATCTACATAGAGTTTGATGGTCGTCGCGTCGCGGACGGCGATCACATGATGCGGCTTCCCGTCGTTGATTATCTTCGTGCCGGTGACGGAAGCGACCGTGCCGCTCGTGGGGATGACCGTGAAGATGAGGACACCGCCCGCGGTCGTGCTTACCGTGATCTGCGTCAACGCGACGCTCGGGAACGCCCACTGTTGGAACAGATAGTCGCTCGCGGTCGTCGTCTGCACCCATGCTTCGACCGTGAACTGAGCGCTCGTGATCGACGCTTCTTGCGGGATGACGAAACGGTCGCTGCCAGTCGTGTTGAAACTGATCGCCGTATCCTCATCCCCGAAGATGAGCCCTTCGACGGCGAGCGTCGGACTCCCCTCGACCGCTCCCGAAAAGCGGGAAGGTCCCGAGTCGGTGAGTGTCGTCGCCTCCACTGCCTCGCCGAACCGCCACCATGATTTCGGGACGGCCGCCGTCACCGCGCGAGCCCACTCAGACGAGAGCGTGATGTTCGAGAAGATTTTGAACGCGTCCGTCGCCGTCAACTCGACGACCGCCTCGCCGGCGTTCGCGACCGGCCGGCCGGGCCACTTCTGCGGCCAACCATCCACGAAGCCCCGCCAGAGCTCATAGGTGACGGACGAATAGACGGCGCGGAGACGGATATGCCGCATCGGGAGAACGTTCGGATAGTAGGGGCTGGCCGCGTTCTCCGGATCGAAGCGACGATCATCGTTGCGGAGAACGATCGTCGCGGTCCCTGCCTCGGTCTGGTCGAGGTCGCGGTTCTTCCCACGTTTCGTCGAGAACGATCGCAGGTACGCGGACACGTCGACCCATTGGCCGGCGGACGGGTCGACCGTCGCGTTCGCCGCGAACGCGATCTCACATTTGAGCGTCGGGAACGTGCTCATGCGAATCCCAGCGGGCCGGTGCGGCGCCGCAGCTCGAGGAACTTGCGGCGCACCATGTTCGCGAACTCGTCATCGAGTCGCGCATTTCCTTGGACGAAGATTTGGACGGTGACATTCCCGCCGCTGGTGGCGCGGTCGAGTGGGATGATCGCTTCGGGGCCACGTTCACCGACGAGCGCGAACGTCGGTCGTGTCACGATCCCCCCGGATGCGAGTGCCTGCGCTTTCCCTCCACCGGGAAGCGACGTGATCTGACCACCCTTGACGGGGCCGGACAGGGTCGGGATCGTCTTGATGTCTTTGTGGAACGGCAGCGCGTTATATGCGCGGATGAGGCCGTTGATGATGTGGATGACCACGTTGATGCCGGTTCGGATCGCGCCGACGACCCCGTCAAACACGTTGCCGACGAAGCCCGCGATCCCCGACCATGCAGCCTTGATCCCGCCGACGATGCTGCGGAAGACGCCGATGATCTTGTCTTTGTGTTTGAGGAAGCCGACGATCGCGAGCCCGATCGGGCCGAGGATGATGGGTAGTAGGATCGGCCAGAAGCGTTTCACGAACCCTACGATCGCCTGGAAGGCGCCGACGAACTTGTCGCGGAACTTCCAGATCACGAGCCCGACGGCGATGACCGCGGCGACGAGGAGCGCGATCGGTCCTGCCGCGGCTAACCATGCGGCGCCGGCCGTCTCGCCAAATATCGCGGTGACGACGGTCGCGATCGCGGTCACGGTCTTGAAGGCGATGATCCCGCCGACGATCGTTGCGATGACTGGCCCGATCACGTTCATGTGGTCGAAGAGGAACGAGAACGCTCCAACGAGTTTCCCGCCGACGACTTCCTGCATGTCGTTGAACTTGTTCTTCATCGTCGCGAGGCGCCCCTCGAAGGTTTTCCCTTCCTTCGCGGCGAACCCGCCGACCGTCCCCGACAATCCTTTGACGACCGAGGCGTAGCCTCCACCGGCTTCACGCGCGTTCCTCGTCGCGAGCTCGAGTTTCTGCGCCGACGATGCGCTCTTCGCTTGCGCTTCCGCGAGTTTCTGTTCCGCGTTCCGGAGCGCGATCCGTTCACCGATCGACAGTTTCGTTTTACCGCTGAGCTTCGCGCGCACATCTCCGAGGGACCGCTCCGCGTCTTCGACCTTCTTCAGGTCACGTTCGTGTTCGTTCTCCGCTTTCTGCGCTTCCTGCGTGAGTTTCGTCGTGTTCGGGAGCACGATGCCGAGTTTCTGCAAGCCTTTCGTCTGCCCCATGACGGCTTTGCCGACCGCTTTCGTCGCCGTCTGCAAGTCGATCCCTTGTTTCGAGGCGAGGTCGGCGATGAGAGGCAGCATCTCTTTGATCTGTTTGCCAGTGAGGCCGAGCTGGCCGAGGAACGCTTCGGCGTTGACGACGCTCTCATCATCGAACCGTGTCTTGTTCTGGATGCTTTTCGCGAGGTCTTCGAAACTCTTGCGGTTCTCTCCGGCGAGTTTCGGCATCTTCGCGAGCGTCGACTCGAGTCGCAGCCCTGCCTTCTCTGAGTCTTCGAACGCGTGGATCGATGTGCCGGCGAACGCGATCATCGGCAACGCGGCGATCTTCGCGGTCTTCGCGATCTTCGGTCCGAGCGACGCGAATCCGCCCTTGGTCTTGTCGGCTTGGACGCGGACCTTGTCGAGCCCCGAGTTGAGCGTCTTCAGCGCACCCGTCGCGCCGGTAACGTCAGCGAGGACTCGGAAGGAGAAGCCTTCACGCGCCATCTAGACTCTCCGCAAGTAGCGATCGACGGTATGGGTTACGAGCTGTTCGAGGTCGCGGCGTATGCGTTCCTGCTGGTGGTGGGCGGCGGGAAGCATGAAGGGTTTCGGTGTGAGTGTCTGCTCGCCGCCTTTGCTCTTGCGTTTCTTCCCGAACTCGATGATCGGCGCGTAGGGGGCGCGTGCGGCGAGCGCCGTCCCGAACCGCAACGATTCGATGCGGATCTTGCGTTTGAGGGTCCCTGAGCGTTCCGGGGCGAGACTCTTCGCTTCCGTGATAACGGGCGCGAGCGTCTTCCGAGTCTCGCTGCGTAACTGTTTCGCGAGCTCGGGTGCGACTCGTTTGAGCGCGGCTTGAAGGTCGCGAAGCCCTTCAACTTTGACGACGAACGATTCGCTCATCGTCTAGTTTCCGATCCTGCTGCGAAGGTCCGCCATCCGTCGCGCACGCTGTTCTTCTTGAGCGCGCGTCTCGAGATAGTCGACCATCGCGTCGAGCACGTCCGGGGACGTGTCTTCAAGGAGTTGTTTCTCGCTCATGTGGAGTTCGCAGGCGAGCATCGCTATCAGTCCGATGGTTGATCCGCTGCTTTTCCCGGCGGCTCGTCTCCGTTCGCTTGGAACGAGATGTCGTCGATCTGGTCGACGAACTCTTCGAACTCGCCGACCGCGACCTGCTTCCAGCGGAGTCCTCGCCAGACGAGGAACGCGACCCATTCGGCGCGGGGATCCTCATCGATTTTCGGTGCAGGGATACCGAAGTGTCGTTCGAAGGCGACGAGATCCGCGAACGGCGGCTGAGCTACTTCGTGGGTGTCGCCGCTGCGGAGTTTCACGGTGAACTTCATGTGCCCTCCTCGGGAAGGCTGATGGTCAGATACCGCGTGGGGCGTCGGGCGGGGACGCGGCCTGGGCCGCCCGGTGACTAGTAGGAGGCGTGCTGGTTCTTGACGGTTGCGGTAATCGCGGCGCCGGCGGCAGGCAGAACGATCGCGCCGTTCAAAGTGAGTTCGCTCGGTCCACCTGCCGGGTCGGCGTCAGGGAAGTCGCAGGTATAGGCGACGCGGGTGGAGACGAGCTGGAGGGACGTGTTCGCGTCGATCGTGAACAGCATGTCGAACGAGCCGTAGACGACGGCGGGCGTGCTGGTGGTGCCGGACGCGGATCCGGTGACGGTTTCCCGCCAGTCGCCGAAGTCTGCCATCGCGAGCGTGAACGAGCACTCGAGGACGTGTTCGGCGGGGAAGACGTCATCGGGTTCGATGGATGCGGAGAGCATGATCGGTTCGAGGTTGTTCGCGATCTTGATCTCGCCGCCGGTGATGGGTGCGACGACGGGGGTCGCGGACGCCGAGTCGATCTTGAACGTGCCGCCGGCGGTTGGGAGGAAGATGGCGCGCGAATCGTCGACGGTGGGTGTCCATGTGGAGCCGCCGAGGAGCATGACGGCGCCGACGAGTTTCACGTCGACTTCGGGAGGCGCGGTCTTCGACCATTTGATGCCGAGCTCGTCGATCTTGCAGTCGCGGACCTGCGGGAACTCTGTCGTTCCGTGGAGGCCGCGGAGCGTCAGGTATGGAAGATCGTCGAAGGGGGTGATCGTGTGCGTGTAGTTGCCGGAGCCGGATGTGGAAATCGCTCCGAGCGCCCCGTAGAGGAGGAGCCCGATGCTTTTCGGGTAGAGGCGGGTGGTGAACTCGACGCCGGGAACGATGCCGAGTCGTGTCGCCACTGGCGCGACTCGGTTGTCGAGCGTGATCGCTTCGCGTTCTTGTTGAACGTCAACGCCGAAGACGCTGCCGGAGCGGATGCCGAACCCGAAGTTGGGGGTGGAGATGGCGGTCCCTTTGACGCTCTGCTTCGCGATGCCGACCTTCGCGAGTCGTTTCTGGATCGCAGACATCTAGGCTTCCTCCGCTTTCGGGGTCTTGCGGCTGCTCTCGACGGCGAGTCCCTGGTCGATGAGGACTTGGAGAGCGAGTTCTTCTTGTTCGCTCTTTGGGGTCACGTCGCCGGCTTGGAACTCGACGGAGACGCGCCCGAGGGCGGCGCTGTTGATCTCGACGGTGTG